TATTTACCCATATCTATATATATGGTATTCCCAAGTGTAAATGGTCTACCCTGTGACATACCTGCAAGCAACGCAGGAGTAGGTCTAATCTTTATTCCTTCTTTTGAAAGTTCATCTGATACTTGTGGAATAATGTCATATCCATACCATCCCTTATTTAACCTTTTCTTTCTTTCTTCATCCTTCTTTTCTTTCTCTTTAAACTTTTGATCCCCTCTTATAGAGTGTTCACGCTTAACTTCTGAAGGCAGTTGGTTAATATCAACTGATGAGTTATCAGCAGCAGTGGTCATAAGATTAAATACTATATCATCAACTTTCTTCTTCTTTAGACTTTCCATTACCCCAACTCTTTATATCCCTTAGTATTACTATCTATAAAACGCGGAGTATTTTTATAATTCGCTGTTATTTCAGAACCTTTTTTAATATTTTTCGCAGAATATAGGTTATAATCACGACCTTCCTTCTTTAAATACGAATTATTATCAAACTGATGATTAACTTTTTTTCCAAGTTCTGTCCTAATATAATCTTTTCCTTCCATTGGTTCTGAAACCATACCTTTCGTTTTTATAGTAGCCCCAATATTTTCTTTAGAATCTATATCTCTTGACGCAAACGCTCCAGTTCCATGTATTTCAGAATTATCGAGATAGTAGTTCTTTGATATATCCACATCATCATTATCATAGACATCTTTCATCATTTCAAAAGCTTTATCGTCTATATCACTTTTTGCTTTCTGTCTCATTTTTCTTTTCCTTTAAATAATCTTCAAACCCTTTTGAATCTTTATTCATTTCAACATAGAGCTCAAACACTTTCTCTAAATTTAACAATCTTTCTACTAAAGAAAAAATCATTGTTTTGTTGTCAACAATAACCCTCTTTAAATCATGCTTCGTTAATGTGCTTCTACGCTTCAATGTTTATCTTCATTACTGTTAAATCAGTAAATATACTATTAAACATCAATCACTTACCATCTTTTCTGGTACTTCCATACCCTCTATAATCCCGAGTATCGTCATAAGAGAAACCATATCCCTTGATGTTAAATTGTATAAATTTATCGTTTTCAAATTTTTCTTATGACTCTTTAGCAATCTAATTGCTTCATCTAATTTCAATCCTGTAATCTTGCTTGGAATATGATGGTATCTTGTATGCAACACATCATTAGGATTCATATACTTTACCTCTATAAATACATCTACCTTCATATATACCAACTATTTCAGTATAAAAACTTTCTTCGTCGTATTCTACAACACCAAACCCCTGTTGCCAATTATGTCTCGTGCTGCCAGAAGGGACTATACCATCTAAACTAGCAAGAGTCCCAAGAGTAACTGCCTGATATATCTTTGGTTTATGGTGAGTCCATATTGTCTTATGTGCCATTTCAAGTCTGTGAGTATGCCCAGTTATTATACTAACTCTTGCATTTTCAAGTAATTTTGTTACTGACTGCCCACTTTTAGCTCCAACTTTATTCCCATGAATACAAACTAAGTTATCGTTAATATAATACTCCCCATGAGGATAATCCCCCACATATTCTACATCCATCTTATGCAATCCAAGTAAATATGGAATTGATAAAATTGGCGGAACAGATGGTTCATTAGCAGGTCTTATTCCATACGCTTGAATAGTATTCTTTGCAATACTGTCAATCATTCTCTTTTCATGGTTACCTTCAATATAAATCATATCTTTGCAATACGGTCTAATATCCGCAATCCACCCAGCAAGAAAATCAAGTGAGGCCTGAGTAGTAAAAGTAAATTCTGGTCTTACAAGATAGTGAGTACTCCAATCTGGTAAATCAAGCATGTCACCAAGTAAGACAACTTTATCTGGCTTAACATCCTTTATTACCTGGGTTACAATTCCTAATGCTGATAAATCGTGTAGTGGTGTCATTTCAAATGTCTGCATATCTCTCTTATATCCAACCTGTAAATCAGGAACTACAACACATTTACTAAGATCACCTTTTGGAAATTTAACTTTATTAAAGTTTATAGGTTTAACAACAGCCCCGTGAATCGTAGGAAACAAACATTTAACAGGGTTTTTTCTTATTAATGTAGCTTTTGCCTGGTAATTAGTATGCACACTCCAGTGAATCTTACCATCCACTTCGTACTTAGCAGCAACATCCCACTTATTAACTTTGAAATGAGTAACCTCCCACTCGCCCCTATCAATCTCAAAACTATCTAATAACTCATCAAGGGTTGGTGGTTTATCTGTATCAGTAAACTTAGAATCAATGTACTTATAGTTTAATTCTTCAAATTCCTGAGATGACGATGTTACTCCATCAACACCTACAGTAACTGATGTAGATTGCGAACCCCATTCTTTTCCACAACCATTACACTTGTATCTTTGATATCCACGACTTGTACCATTTTTCTTTGTTCTCGATGAACCACATTTTGGACAAATACTCATTTGGCCTCCTCAGCTGTAATTTGCTTTTGATCTCTTGTCGCTCCTTCTAACTGTTCAGGGGAAAACCCTTGAAAGACTCCTAGCAATCCCATCTCCCTTTGCTTTACTGTCGCTCCAGATGTGCCAACTATCTTACCTAGCTCTTTTGCTGACTGAAGTACTATATTATCATCTTCGCTATAATCAGCTAGGTTCTTTAATTTATTAAGTACATACTCATGGTCTATACCTAACGCCTTAGCCACATCTAACACAGATTTTTCTATCTCTTTCATAACTCTCTCCTGCTTTAGTAGTATTGTTGCTTTCTTCCTTGCCTTGTCATCTGACAACTCATTATATGCATTTTTAAAGGCCTGCACGGCACCCATACCAACAACTATATTGGTTGCAAATTCTCTTTCTTTTCTTGTTGGGTTTACTCTCTCCTTTACTCTATTGTTCGTGTTCTTTATTTTCTTACTAAATGTATATCTATTGGGATGGGCACTAAAATCCGTGTCCATAAATACAGTTTTTCTATTTAGAAAACTACCAACAACTGTTCTAACCCACCCATTCGCATACTTATAATTCTTTCTATCTCCTGGATGCTTAACACTTTTGCTGACTTTTAATAATTGTATAATTCTCTTATCATCGCTCCAAACCCAATCACCTTCATCAGCTTCACGCCAATCTTTTAAAGGTATTTTATTTGGATGGTCATTGTAAAACTCGCTAATATGGTCATAGACATAATGAGCTTTGTGCTTAACTATTTGCTTTTCCACTAAGATTCTTCTTTAAATTAATAATCTCTCGTTCAGAAATTTGAACCACCAGACTATTAATCAAATTATGTACCTCATCTGGTATCATAAACATTTCACCATCTATCTCTATTGGGTGATACTTATGTGCTAAATGCTCCAGTACAAATTCCTGCTCATCTTGAGAAAAC